TTCCGCAAGAAAATACCGGACATGTCATAGAAGTGTAAACGCTGTTGTGCGGACGGGGCTTCGCCCCGTCTAGGGTCTCTAATACTGTTGGCAGGTGCTACCTGTTATGCCTACCCTCGCCCCGACCGGCGAGTGTAAACGTCGACCCAGCGGTTCCTCGCCTTTCAGGCTCGTGGACCCAACCCACTTAAGGTGACTCAGAAGTATATAGTAAAACATGGGTCCGAAAAAACGTCCTACTGGTGAAGTGCGTTCGCGAACTTGGTTCGTGACATGTAATAATCCACGGGATGAAGAAATTGAATTCGCACGTGAAATGTGTCAAAAGGCTGATTACGGCCTGTTTGTGTTTGAACGTGGTACCAAATGTAACACGCTGCATTTCCACGCGTGGTGGAGGTTCAAATCACAAGTAGCGGCTTCGTCTCTGATCAAGCAATCTCCCAAATGCCGCAAGCGTGATGCTGACGGGAAAATGGTGCACGCATTCAACTACAAGAAGGGTGACAACAACGACCAAGCTGTTGAAGAATACTTATGCAAAACTGAAAAGATAGACGCTGATGGCAATGAAACCGTACGCGTCGGTGAACTCGAAAAATACGGTACTAAACCTGCTGGTCAAGGCAAGCGCAACGATATTGATGAAGTCAGAACTGCCTTGGTTGAAGGCAAGTCCATAGGCGACATCCACGACGTCGCAACTTCGTATCAAGCCATCCTGTTCGCCAAGTCTTGGATGACTTACAAAGAGGCCCCCAGACCATACGGGCCTCGATTGGTTTACTGGTATTGGGGTGATACCGGTACTGGTAAATCATATACCGCCCGGCAGAAGGCACCGGACGCATACCTCACCAAATCGTTCAAATGGTGGGATGGTTACGATGGTCACAAAACTGTAATTCTTGACGAAGTACGTGGTGACTTTTGCAAGTTTCACGAGATGCTTACACTACTCGGTGAAATGCCATTCCGTGTGGAATGCAAAGGCGGTTCTCGCCAAGCTTTGTATGACACCATCTACTTGACGTCCAATGTACACCCAAAGGATCTTTGGCAAGCTGTGGAAGACAAATCGCAGCTCTTGGACCGAATTACTCTAGTTACACATTTCAGCGGCGCTTCGAAGCGAAGCAAAGTCGCAATAAATGACTCAAATGATATGACTCGGAAGTCGGCTAATAATACTACAGCCGACTTCTAGATTTAAAAAATATTTTTTTTTCTATATAACAAAACAGAATGCCTTTCTACAGACGGAATACTCGTCGACGCTATGCTGTCCGCCGCCGGCGGCCTGGTTACACAAAAAGAAAACGTGTGCCTAGCACTATGCGTCGTACTAAGTATAGGAAATCTTCTGTGCGGCGCACTCTACCTGATTTCACGCGAGTGGCCTTGAGGTATCAAAATATCATCGAGGGGTTCACTTTCAATAGCACCCCTAATACTACGCGGCAATGGCGCCTGAATAGCATGTATGACCCAAATTACACTGTCACCAATCCTGGTCAACATCAACCCTACGGTTATGATCAACTGATGGCGTTCTTCCAGAAGTATCGGGTACATGCTACCAAGGTCAAGTTCACGTTCTTCAATCCTACGGATGACACAAGCCAGGGTGCTATGCCGGACGCTGACCTGATGACCGCTATATGGCCTAGCCCAGACAATAGTACCTCACTACCCGGGACTAACATGAACATCCTGGGTGAAGTGGCTAAAGCCAAACGGGGTATACTGTCTAGGAAGGTTGGCACTAGCCAAAGAAGCGTCCTAAGTGGCTATTACAAGATGCACACATTGATGGGCGTGAGCAAGAAGGAGTACAACACGGATCAAAACTTTGAAGCCTTCTGGACACAAAATCCTACCTCTACGCCTCTCATGAACGTAATCTGCTACAATCCAAGGAATCTCAGTGACTCCGGTGAGTTTGACCTGAGGATCAACATGACGTTCTACGCTACACTGTTCCGCAAGAAAATACCGGACATGTCATAGAAGTGTAAACGCTGTTGTGCGGACGGGGCTTCGCCCCGTCTAGGGTCTCTAATACTGTTGGCAGGTGCTACCTGTTATGCCTACCCTCGCCCCGACC